TCTGTTCTTTGCTTAATACTTTACATGCCATAACATATCAAACCTCCTTGAAATCAGGTGGCTTACGTGATATATTAACCTTGTGATATCACTATGAGTCACCAGTTTTTATGTGTGGGGCAGCTGTCACCGACCAAAGTAAGCGGCTGCTCTATTTTTGTGTCTTGATGTCTTCCGGATTTCATCTGTCTGTAGTATATCATAATCCCAAAATCTAATCAAATCCATGAAATTTACCTTCTTAATATTCAAAATAGGAATTTAGTTGATTTAAAAAACATGGAGAAAATACGGCAAATCACGCTATAACACGCCATAGTACACTTGGTTAAATTTTTATTAATCAACTAAATAATTATTTAGCACAGCAACATGGATTTTCGGTCTTTAAAAGTTTTTTTCATTTCTACGTTCTGCACAAAATAATATACGCCTATTTGTGCAACTTTACATTGCTTTTGCATCTGTTTGTTCCTGACCACGGTCTTGATAGGTAACATGCCAGGCTTTCGTCTGTCCATCCGCCTGCTGGTACTCAATATCTGATGGATAATCATTATCAGCAATCCAGCATTTTACCCTCTCAATCACCGAATCTGAGTACTTTCGCACTGTGCCCTGCCACTTCCCTTTTGACTCCCAGGTATCCACGTAATCATCCTCTGTCACCTCGATACGCCGGATGATTTCATTCACAGCTTTATCTGCGGGCTTTCCAGAGGATTTTACATAAATTCCGGCCTGCCGGGCAATATGTACTGTATCCCAATACTGCTTGTCTGCCCCAATCTCCACGAACACAGGGTACCCATTTGTTTCATAGAAACTTTTCGCTGTCAAAAGTTGTATCTTTCCATCACATCCGGCCTTCTCAGTTAAGGATGTGAGGAACTTCGCTGCTCCGGTCACTGCGGTGAGGGACGGGCGCTTCTGCTCGGTCTGAGTAACCTTCTTTTTCTCTTCCTTATACTTCTCCTCTACCCGGATAAAGTACCGACGCACCTGCTTACCCTTCTGGTTGTGTTCCAACATAGCCATTTCCTTAGCGGTAGCTATTTTTATGATATATTCTTGCTTTGGCCTACCACCGGTACTTTTTGATAAAATTGTCGTAAAGTCTGTATCTTCAATGGAATCGCATTCTCTCAACCTGTTCTTAACCCAGTTGGAATATTCCTGCTTACTCCCCAAGTACTCATACAGCTCCGTTCCGTAAACCACCTTCTCACCTGTACCCGTTATGTATACAGGCACCAGCTCATTTTCAATCACTCTTAAATCATTCATAGAAATATTTCCTCCTTGCACTTTAAGGCGGAATCACTTATAATATCTGAAGGATTCCTGTTGTTAGCGGGTTTCTGTGTTGAGCAATCACGTGTCTCGCCAAAGTCAGCGTGTTTGCTCATTTTTTATAACCACATCCTGTAAGTTCATTAAGGTACTGGTCAATCTTTACCTTATCCCAGAGAACCCGCTTCCCTATTTTAACCTTGGCACCTATATCCTCCCCCAGCTTCATAGCATTGTTCCGGCCCAGGTTCGTATAGGCCCGCAGCTCCTCCGTGTCCATAAGGCGGCTTTCTCCGGCTATCATGTTCATTGCTCGTGCTCTCATTGTATTGACTCCTTTCGTTTATCTTTGTTTAAATAGTGCTTGTAATGTATGCCTATGTTTGTTACAATTATATTATAAAACAACACTTGTCGTAATTCAACAAAAATATTCACACATAAGTGCTATTCAACATATTTAATCACAGGAGGCCATCAACATGAACAATGCAACAGAATTATTTTCTAAGAGATTAAAAGAATTAAGAATAAGGGCAGGATTAAAGCAAGATGAATTAGCCAAAAAAATAGGCATTTCAAGAGGTGCCATTAGCTACTATGAAAATGGTGATAGGGTTCCGGATATTAATGTATTATATGATATAGCAGAATATTTCAATGTAACAAGTGATTACCTAATTGGCCGCTCCAATAACTCTACTACTGATTTAGACATTCAAGATATCTGTAATAAAACAGGGCTTTCAGACAAAGCAGTTGAAAATATCATAAAATTAAATATGGCCCCTGTAGGTGGTTATGAATCGGCTACTTGGTTACAATGGCTGGACTATATTCTCTCAAAAACCTTATCAATCGATATAATAAACAACAGGGAACCTGATGAGCATTATTGGGAATCCGTTAAGGAAAAAGAATTTAAAGGTTCAACTTCAGGTTTGTTCCAAGGAGAATTCAAATGTATTCTTTACTATGGTAAAGGTATTGATTTTCTACGTAAATTAAATCATATTCTTTTTGATGAATACTTGGACTTTAATCCCTACGCAGTAGTTGGAAAAAGTGGTAATATCATAAGTGTAATAGATAAACAAAATAGTAACCAACCCATTAATACATTTGCAGTTTTGGACACCGAAGGAAATTCACATGTATTCACGCTATCTGTCATAACCAAAGCGCTATTACTTGAGCTTAATGAGTTATTGACTACAATCAGGGGGACAATTAAGCATAATAGTACAAAAGATTTCCTATTTTCATTTGATGAAGAAAGTAATTTTTGGCACAAGAGTGATAAAGAGAGGACACTATATTCCTCCAGTGAATCTGAATAGTATAAGAGCCAGGCTCCCCTCGCCGCCTGGCTCTTATCATGCCCACGCAGTATTCATGCAACGATAAATCCCAATAACCAAAAACAATAAAAAGCGCCACGAGAAAACTGAATCTCAATCCCCCATAGAACATGATTTCCGCCGCTTTTGTATTCCCCCTACCATTGGAACTTGTAGCGGCGCCGCCCAAAATCATACTCATCCGCAATCTGCAGCGCTCCCCTGGCATCCGTAATCATGCACTTGCCCTCGTCGCTGCCCTTGATTGGACAGAGCAGGAAGGCCTCGCCGGCCGGGTCCGTCTGGTAGCCGGTCAGCATATAGCCCTCGCTGTCAAACAGATACCAACCACAGGTTCCATCCGTGGCCTCCCGGAGCCAGTACCAGCCGTTGGCCGCATAGCTGCCGTCTGCGAACTGATACCACCAGCGCTTTCCGTCTGCCGCCGGCTGGAAACCCTGGGTGTATGTCAGCGGGATTGGAGTATAATCGATGTCGCAGAGCTTCAATACCTTCTGCCAGGGTGTGGAAGATACCCTTGATTTAATTGTACCATAATTGATGCCTTTGGCCTCAATGCAGTATCCATCACCTATGTATACCCCGATATGCCCCGGCTTCCAGAGTGCCCAGCCTATCATGGACTCGTCCAGATGGTCAATGCCAACCCGTTGTGTGGCTGTGTCATGGTAGTTGTAGCTGCCGCGGATGTACCCGGTATACCAGCTGATGAGGCCGGAACAGTCCGTGCAGCGCTGGCCTATGTATTTGGCCGCCTTAGCCTTATAAGTTGATGTGTATGTACCTGGGTTCTCCCGGGCCAGCCGGTCCAGGATGGCCTGGGTAAGGACCTCGCCCTTGGCGCCGTAGACATAGGGCGTCCCAAGTTTGTCCTTGCAGTGCTGTATTAATCCTAATGCTGTCTTACTCATAATTACCTCCAATCAAAATAAGGCCCAGGGATTTCCCCGGGCCGTGATAAGTTGTGACGTCACAACCGTTGCAATATCGCAACACCCGCTTAACCCCACGGTGGGCGATATTGGACCACCTCCGGCTATTTAGGAGCCACCTCGTCCTGATTATCTGGTAACTCGCTAGTATACTGTTTGAGCTTATCCCGAATAAATTGCCACAAGCGCTTAACTGGGAGGCCGCACAGTGTCATGTTTTTCAAAATACTTACTGTCTCATATGCTATGTATAACAGCGCAAAAAACTCTGCTGCGCCAATGTGTTTTACTGGCAGATATGTGCGAACAGCCTCCGGTATAAATCCTATCAAGTTCAGCCCCACAATCCTGTCCAAAATCAAAAGGAATGCTATGGATACCAACATGGAAATCTTCCTGATGGCCCCATCAATTCCGAAGCAGCTGTTAAACCGCTTTTCTTTTACCGCCCGGATGCACCCAAATACCGTGTCCATCACAACCGCCACAATCACTACCTTGATAATCTGGCTTGCCCAGGCCATTGCGATTAACTGCTCAATCTTTTCCACTTTCATTTACCTCACCTTTCCTTATTTTGCGGCATACTCTTTGCCGGTAATCTCCTGATAATCTGTTGCAGACAACTTACCCACGGCCACCAGGGCCTTAAGCCGGTCAATGTCCCACAGCCTTGGGTAATACTTCTGTGCCAGTCCTTTCACATCCATGGTCTCACCTCCTATAAATCAATACCGGCCATGATAGCCACGTAATCAATGTCAGCAGTATTCTTTTCCACCTGCGCGTCCACTCCCGGCTGTGAAAGCGTCAGGAGTGCCACACGGCCATATACGGCCTCGGCTGTGACGGCTCCGTCCTCCCCGTACTGCTCTGGGGTAATAAGATAGTGGTCATCAATGCTCTTTGGATTATCCAGCACCGTGTAGCCATCGTATATCAGCAATGTGCTGCCGTCGTCATTGACGGTCTTAATCTGCTCCGTGGCTGCCGTATCCGTAAACACGGCCATGATATCCTCCAGCGGTTCTGCCGTCTGGAAGATAAGCTGCAGCGTACTGGGAGTGGAGGATGTGCCGCCGATGACCAATGGGTACTCCTTCCCATTTTTCAATACAATCTTTTCATTCATAGATTTTCCTTTCCACCCGGCGGCCTGCCGGGCAATAAAATAAGCCCCCTTTAGGGACCTGATTTACGGGTTTCATTCATGTTCAAAATAGCAATTTAGAAGCTTTAGAAGGCCGGCTATCCAACCAATGGACTGAAATATTTAGAGGTTTGCCTAATCAAGTATCCAATGTTGATTTATCCGCATATACAGAATTCCGGATGCTTTTATACGCATCTACAATAATAGGTGGCTGGCGTGTTTACCCGGTCAACAGCCCCGGAACTTATGTAAGCATTAATTATTATCAGTCAGCTGGTGTAAACTACGAAGTAACCTTTAACCTAAATGATGGTATTTTAGGATACAAAACTTTTACAGGAAATACTTGGGGCGGTACTACATTTACACTGATTATTCAAGCAAAATAATTATTTAATACCGTAGATTTTTGCGCAATATCCGTCTACATTAACACTGGCTGTTATTGTGCCATTGGCATTATAGCATTGTGCAAAAAACGAGCCACCATAACATCTAAACATACTACTTGCAGATGTAATTTTAAATAGTCCTGTTGGTATCATAGCCGCATTATATATTGTACCGTTACTGCTGTGGGCTGCGCATAGTAGTATCTCACGATAATTATCAACATTTACTACCTGGGTAGTTCCGGTTGTTGACGCTGCACTAATTAATAAATCATATGATTTCATCAAATCTGTTAAATTGCTATTTTGGTTATCAACGACCTGCTTAAAATATGCACTGGATGGGACCGTATTTGCAGCCTCGGACTCCACCTGCACGATGGCAGTTTTTTTAAGATAATCCGTCAACAGCGTGGAAAGGGATGTATTGCTTACCAGCTCCAGGGCAACCTTATGGGCCAGCGCATCCAGCAAGGCCTGGGCATTACTGTCCGCACCGGCTGCCACGACGAGTCCCTGTGTATCGGTTGCCTTGACTGATGCGCCAGTCCCATCAAATCCCCCTAGTCCAGCAGCAATATCCTCCGCCGCTTTTGCACTTGCCGCTGCATCTACCGCACTCCCGGATGCCTTAGATGCGGAACTGGCTGCTGCGGATGCAGAACCCGCTGAGGCCGTGGCCGATTCCTGGGCAGATGCCTTGGCGGCATTTGCCGCCTTCAGGGTCGTATTGGCCTCTGTGATGGCTTTCTGTGCATCCTCCGATGCCTTAGTGGCTTTCTGGCTCGCCCCGTTGGCAGTAGTCACTGCCTCATCCACATGGGTTGTATTAGTCTCAACCTCATCGTTGACCTTCTCGGCCAGGGATATCATACTATTCCGGACATCCCGCCCATACACCGCAGTACGGAAGTCATTAATTTCTTTACTGATATCAGCCATCGTTTATCACCTCTTTCTCTTTTCCTTGTTAAACGGTCTATCTGTTTCTGCTGGGCCTGGAGCGCACCTGTCAGGAGGGCGATGTAATTCGTGTAAGGGATACAGTAATACCCATCCTTATCCATGGATGTCAACGGCAGGTCAATACCCAGCTGCTTCTGCAACTTCTCCACGTCCTGGGCTACAAATCCCATCATCGGTTCCCCAGTCTCTTTCATTACATATACTTTGGGGTTCAACCCAATTACCAGTGCCAGGGCCTGACCATCCTTTAAAGGTCGTATTCTTTTCTTCTTTCGCCGGTCAGACGTCTCATAGAATGACCCATGGAAATCACCCATGAAACTGCCGTGGACATAGCTGCCTGTACTATACATACCGCCTATGTTAAACGATGCCCCGCTGGCCATTATTTGGTCCGCAACCCGGAGCGTATTGACATTAATCAGGTTGGCTCCCACCGTTGTATTATTACTTGTACCGTCAAGAGTTAGGACGCCTCCGGATGTCAGCTTGAATCCTGGCAGTGTGATACTGCCTGATGTCATGTTGATGTTACCATCATTGATTGTTATACCATTCTTATCGAAACGCGCCAGTTCCTTCCCGTCAACATTTCGGATTATCAGGACACCATCCTTACCAGGTCCGGTACCTCCAAGCTCCAACGTCCCTCCACGGATTCGGTCCGCCAGCATCTGACCGGCAGTGATAAAATCAGCTACCAGGTTCCCGTCTATGGTCCATGCATTCTTATACGGCCCATTGATTCCGGTTGTCGAAAAGCCGATGCCATTTTGGTTGAACTGAATTACATTCGTAGCGGTCTCCTTATCCGGCGTGTTCATGATGAGGATACGCCACGGTGTGGTTGTATTCCCAGTATCAGGTTCTATGTTGTCAATGACGACATAGCCTCCCTTACCTCCCATAATGAGCTGTGTGGCATTCTCCACCTTGCGGTTTATCTCCTGGGCCGCATTTTCTGCTACCTTCTCAATGCGCTCAGATATGGCCGTCTGATTCTTAACCGTCGTCCCGGTCAACGTCTCCGTCTGCCTCCCCAGTGTAATACTGCCCTGGCCAGGGTCAAGAAGGTTGATTTCCCGCCGTGTAAGAAGGAATTTCTCATTGATTCCGTGAGGTTCGCTGGATACATCAGTCCAGAAACCCAATTGGAATTGTTGTACGGTGCTGTCTATGGCAGCCAGGTCCACAGCAGATACCTCCATGGATGCAGGAAGGGTTGACGCCTCTTTGAGGTATTCCTTGGACTTTGCAAGCAATATACCGGGTTCTGTCACATCATCCCATTTCTGATATCCCCATATTCTCCCGTATAGCTCCACGGCATCCGCGTTTTCGATGTAGTCCACGCCTCCATTAACGGATGTGATATCCACTGCCCTGGACTGTGTCTCCCCCGCCTCATCCTTGTATTCCACGTCTGCGCCCTGGGGAATCAGACACGTTATTATCTGTGTGGCATCAACATAATGTGTCAAATCCAGCAGGTTCTCCCCAAACCGGATTACCTGGCTGTTAATCCCGCCGTAATCCCACAGATAGTCCAGATAACGCACTCCTGCCTCATGCCTGACACGGAGATATCCGCCAAATGATTCCAGCAACTGCCTCAATAGTGTGAGCGTGCCTGAAAAGTCCTGGACGGTCCACTCTTTGTATCCACCATCCCCACTCACCACTATGTTACCTTTTTTAATCTGCCGGCTAGTGTCCACCTGGCTGTTATGTACGTCAAGAAGCTGTCCTATGTATCCGTCTATCCCTCCAGTGTACGTAAAGGGGCGTTGCTGACTGTCCAGAAGATATGTCAGCTCTCCCTCACAGGTAACCGCGACCATATTATCAAAGTCTTGTTCCGGTCTCCACATCCGGCCACAGAATACACATACGCCATCGTCATAAACAATCACCTCAGACGTCAGGACTTTCAATTGCTTATAGTATGGATGCCCTTTGTACACCCGGAATGTGAAAGAGCCGGCGCTTCCCATCTCCTGGGTAAGCACTGGCTCAAATATCCGGAGCGTATCATCAAGCGGCTCGTATATGGGGTATTCTCCATTCATGTTTTTTACATATACCCGATACATTTACAATATTCCTCCCCTGTACGATATGGTAACCGTCCCGGTCCCGGTGAACATGAACATGTTCACCCCTTCCTTTATGACGATATCATATATCTTATTCGTTCCTTGTTTCAGTTCATGGTTTTTACCTTCATAGCTCACCCACATAGCAGCTGATACCGTAATTTCAGGAATAACCCATCTCTGCGTGCCTGGGACGTTCAGGGACAGGCTGCCATTCACCTCTAATTCTTTATAATCACGGATTACCCCTTTCTCGAAGGAGAATGAATTCCATAGCCAGTCCTCGTCTGAAGCCGTTAGCTCATACTTATAGGGGTCAGCATTTACGCTGATAGTAAATGTCCCCAAGGTCCTTGCCCTGGAATATTCAGATACCGTCATGCGTCCGGCATAATAGTACATTGGGTCATCATCGAATATCAGTTTTCCTTCCCTACCGTGGAAATTTCGTAGGATTTCCGAAAACACCTCCGGCCACTTGTCCATCGGGTATCCGCATCCAAAATTAAGGGTAATCACTCTCCGCTCATATATCATTCGGCCCGCAATCGCTGTGGAAAGGTCCAGGGAACCGTCGGCCCCCGGAATGTCTTGATAGATTGTCTTTGGCACTGGCGGTTGGACACAATGTCTGTTTGCCAGTGCCATCCTGTAGGTTGACAGCATGTCAATGCCGTTTATACTCACACTCTGATGTATCATCCTATCCGCTCCTTAAGGGCCTGTACCTGGCCCAGTTTACGGTCCATCTGTCCCGCGGTCTTGCCCACCAGGGCCTTCCCGTCCATCATGATGTACTTTTGAGAGGCAATGTCCGGAAGATATGTCTCCAGCAGGGATATAACCTGCTGAGTAACGCCGCTATCCTGCATCCCTCCGCCAGACATATCCATGGTCATGACGTCCATGCTCCCAGCCAGGGCAGCCACCTGGTCCGTTATGCGCCACATATTCCCTCTGATACCCTCTTCAAGGCCCTGCATCATATGAGGCATCCACTCTTCATAATAACGGAGCGGTCCTTTCTCTGGCCGGGTGAAATGCAGATAATCAGAGACCGTGCCCGCCACACTCCGGCAGGCTTCCGCTATCTCAGAAGTTTTACTCTTAATCCCAGCGACAAAGCCTTTCATCATATCTCCTGACCAGGTTTCAGCCAATGGGGTAAGTCCTTCCATTATGGGCTGCATTTCCGTAGAAATTTTCGATACTTCATCTGTAACTTTCCATGTCCCGTCAGCAATACCTTTAGCGAAACCCTCGTCAAAATGCGTACCGGTTTCATGCGTCGCATTAGAATAAGAATCAATTTCCAGAGCTTCATTAGCCGCACTTACTCCAGCGTCAGCCAATGTTTTCACGGTATCAGAAATCTTTCCTACACCTCTTAGGATACCAGCAGCAAGCCCCTCAGAGAAATTAGTTCCCGCTGATTCCATCTCTTCGGTTTTGCCTTTAACCCCCTGCGCTACATCTGTCAGAGAATTAGCAGTATTTTCTGGTATCTTTGCTAGTTCCTGCCGGCTTTTCAATTCCAAACGAACGAGCTCAGCGACATACTCATCCGTAATACCTGGCGCGCCTTCTTTGACTGCTGCCCTTGCCTCAGCTAATTTTGTTTTGTACGTTTCACATTGTCTTTCCAGACTCTCCCTTGTAGATGTCTCAGAGGTTTGAAAATCGTTGGTCAACAAAGCCAATGCTTCTGATATTTTTGCCTGGTCCCCAGAAATTATAGCCGCACTCGCGCCTTCATAATTTGCAACCGTAGAGTTATACCCTTCCAGTGCCGCAGTTGCGTCTGCTAAAGTCTGATTGTTCTCAATCATGTGGTCCTTAAAGCCTGCTGTTGTTTCTCCTGCCATAATAAGTTGGTCTTGCAGGTCATACAACTGCTGCCTTAACGCATCATTTGTTCCATCAGAGGCATATTCAGCCATAAGACGATTATATTCTGACTGCAGTTCGTTTTCTTTTGCAAGCGCATCATTATAATTCTGAGTTGCTAACTCTGAATTCTTAGTTGCATTAAAAAGTGCCTCCCTTGCCCCTTTTTGCTCGACAATAGCCTCCGTATATGATTCCAAATAGGCATTCAGTGTAGCCTCTGCCTTTTTCTTCTCAATGAGATTATCAATCTCTTGCTGGAGCCCCTGATAATCTTTGATGACACCATCGACCATGTCAATTTCAATCCCCAACGCATTTTTCAATTCATTGACTATAAATGCAGCCCTAACCTCATAACCTTCATTGATTTTTCCATTCTCGTCTGTGATATTTTGTAATTCCTTCCACAGCTCCTTCTCTTTTCCCGATTGCGCCTCTATAACAGATACAGATTCCTGTCTACGTTGTGACAACTCGTCATAAGCATCTTTTAGTTCTTCTACTTTTTCTTTATTCTCTTTTTCTGTCTCGGTAAGCTCCCGTGCCTCTTCGTAATAGTCAACCATATTATCTCGGGACGCAATGAATGCACCCCCAAGGACACCCACGGCCAATGCAGTTAGGAAGAGCGGGCCTCCACTCGCAGACAATGCGGTCAACGTTCCTGATATTACAGGAACCATCTTCAACAGTGCGCTAATCCCGGTAGAAAGCTTCCCGATGGTTATAAGCAGGGGGCCGATAGCCGCAACTATTAAACCAATTTTCACAACTGTCTCTTTTTGGGTTGCATCCAATTTATTAAACCAGTCCGTCCATTCCTGTATCTTTGCCACAAGCGCCCGTATCTTAGGTATCAGCGCGTCACCAATCGCAATTGCTGCCTCCTGCAGCTGGCTTTTAAGGATAGTCAGCTGTCCGTTGAGATTGTCCTGCATCGTCTCCGCCATGTCCTCCGCCGCGCCCTCTGAATTGGCAATGGCATCCGATAACTTCTTATAATCGTCCTCGCTGGCGTTTATGATGGCCAGCATGCCGCTCATGGCCTCCTTGCCAAACAGGGTAGCTGCTGCTGCGGACTGCTGCTCCTGGGTAAGCCCCTCAATGGTCTGGGTTCCTAAGGCAAGGGCAAGGTTCTGGGCCACTTGCGCCTTGTTGGTTTTCTTGGTCACCTTGATTCCCAGTTTGTCCATTGCCTGTTTCTTAAACTGGGCCTCCGACATATCCTTTATCTGCTCCTGGCCGGCATACATGGCCAGCTGGAAATACTTCTCTTCCTCCGATAGTCCCTTAAGCGTGTCCCCATATCCATCTGCAACGGCCTGCTGTTCCAGAGTGGCAAGGCGCTGGGCCTTCTGTTCCTCTGTAGTGACCGCAAAGGATTCCCGCAGGATTTTTAATGTCTCATCCAGGGACTTCATGGTTCCGTCCTCATTGGCAATTTCAATCCCCAGTTCCATCATGACGCCTTCCATGGACTCGGTTGGCTTCACCATGTTAGTGATGGCTGCCCTCAACTGGGTACCGGCCTGGCTGGCCTTGATTCCGCTGTTGGCCATCAAACCAACCGCAAGAGCCGTATCCTCCATGGAGTATCCCAAAGAGCCACAAACCGGCGCCACATATTTGAAGGTCTCACCCATCATCTCCACGTTGGTATTGGCATTGCTGGAGGCTGCTGCCATGACATCGGCCAGGCGCCCGGCATCCGCCGCCGTGTATCCCATACCGGTTAAGGCATCCGTCACGATATCGGATGTGGTCGCCAGGTCTGCGCCAGATGCAGCCGCCAGGTTCATGATACCGCTGATACCCCCCAGCATGTCTTCTGTTTTCCACCCGGCCATTGCCATGTAGCTCATGGCGTCTGCAGCCTCAGATGCGCTAAATTTCGTCTCTGCGCCCATCTCCCTGGCCTTATCCCTTAACCGGTCAAAATCCTCACCCGTGGCCCCGCTGATGGCCGACACATTGGACATGGATTCGTCAAAGTCTGCCGTTGTCTTTACCGCGGCAGCCCCCACGCCTGTCACGGCCGCCGTGATTGGAAGCAGTTTCTTCCCAACGCCCTCTATCTTCTGTCCGACCTCCTGGAACCGGTCGCCAGCCGCACTAATCTGCTGCAGGGTAGTATTAGCCTTCCCAGCCTGGTCCTCCAGGGACTTAAGCTGCTGCTCCGTCTCTGCAATCTCCCGCTGCAGGGCGTCATACTGTTCCGGCGCTACCGGGTTCCCAAATTCATCCGATACTTCCTTAGCTGATTTCTGGAGCGTCTTTAATTCGCTGGAGGTTTTCTTGATTTCTTCCTGCAGGGTATCGTACTTCTCCTGTGATATTTCTCCGTTTGCCAGCTGCTCGTCAGCATTTTTGGACTGTTCTTTCAGGTCACTCAGTTTCTTTTTGGTTTCGTCTATCTGTTTCTTGATTGGGTCATACTTTTCTTTCCAGTTATCATAGTTTGAGGCTGATTCGGCCACTTGCTTGTTTGCCTCTTTCAGCGTATCCAGTTTACCCTTGGTCCCCTGCACGGCTTCTGCCAGGAGCTTCTGTTTCTGCCTCAGCAGTTCTGTGTTGGTTGGGTCCAGTTTCAGCAATCTCTCCACGTCTTTTAGCTGGCCCTGTGTGCTGCTGATTTCTTTGTTGACACCATTTAATGCCTTATTCAGACCGGTGGTATCCCCACCGATTTCTATTGTGATTCCTTTGATACGGTCTGCCACGATACCACCTCCTTAAAATTTGTCAAAATCCTCCTGTGTTGCCAGGTTCGGATACTTGTAACCATCGTTCTGCGACTCCGTGAACATGTCCAGGACCAGCCCAATGGTGAGCAGGTCAAGGTCACTGACCGCTACCCCTAATTGGGCCGCCCGGAGCATGAACAAAGGAGTTGTCATTTCCCGGCTGCTCGGCTTCGTTTTTTTTTGGCTTCCACATCCGTCTCAATGTTCAGATGCCAAAGGTCAAGGAGCTGGGGCAGTACCGTGTAGATGGAAAACGTGTTGAACTGGTCCAGCCACTCCTCCGGCGTCTCTGGCTGGTTCGGGTCGGCATGAAGTGCCATTATGTATGCCACATTCTCAAACAGCTCCAGGTCACTGATGGGGACCTCCTCCCCTTCCACGGCCTTTCCCAGACGCATCAAATCCCGGAAGATATCCCGCCGGAACCGCGCCCTGTACAGCCTTGGGATGGCAGCCGATGCCTTGAACGGCACCAGCTTTCCATCAATCTCTATTTCCTTGCTTATCATGTCCTGCCTCCGTTATTACGCTGTTGGGCCGGGAGCAGTTGTCTCATAAACCGCATCATACCAGCCACTATAGGTTGCCTCATCCGTTGTGTCTCCGGTTCGTGCCTTAATCCTCCCGTCCGGAAGAGGTGTCGCAGAGACGGTCAGCGTCTCCGTCACCGGCTCAATGGATTCCTCTTTTGTCTGAGACTCCACAGACGGTCTGGTGGCGCTGCAGTTATACAGCACATGCCGGATAGCCTTCTCATCACCGTCAAACTCAAACAACAGGGCAAACGCGGCCTGCTTGGCATCCGCATTTTCAACCAGAACCTTCTTTCCATCTAAAGTCTCTCCCAGGACATCCGTCCGGAAGCTCTCCGGCACCATTGCCACCTCCAGGTCTCCCTCATAGCCATTGTTGGCCGCTGCCTGATAATAAGTGATTCCGTCTGCATAAAACTTGGAGATGTCGCCCTGCGCATCCAGGGCAATGCTGACGGAACCCCGGATAGGTGACGGTTTGGCAAACGTGATTGCCCCGTCCTCCCCGGTTGTCTGTGTTGCGTAATGCACGTTCTTAAGGTTGTACTTGACTTTATTCATTGATTAATACCTCCATTTCATACAGCACCTCATACATCTTTTCAGATTCAAGGTACGTCTCTGTTTTCTCATAAAAAAAGCCATGCTCCTTCAGCACGGCCTCCACTCTTTTTTCTGCTTCCAAGTCCTTTATGTCCGTATACAGTTCCAGGTCAAGCTCATTGATACCCTGATATACAATCCCGTCAGCAGAAAAGTTATTGGTTTCTGGATACAGATACACCAGATAGGGTTTTCCCGGTTCCTGCCCTTCTTCAAAATGATGGTAAGCCGTTGGGTATCCGGCTGACTTAACCATCCGGCACACTTCTTTTTCTGTCATTGTGACAGCCTCACTTTCAGACGTTTCTCAAACTCTTTGGCAGCCTGCTTTTCCGCAGGGCCGATATGCGGGATACCTTCCACCCGGCCTCCGCCCCGTTTTGCGTGTCCTTTTTCCAACAGATGGGTGAGCCCCGGCTTTTTCTTGTTGTATATCCGAATTCCTATAGATACGGCATTTTCCGATTCCACCTTTGACGCCCAGCCATCCTTATAATGGCCCTTCCGGCTCCCAGGCCCATCTGGGGATGTCTTTTTCAGTTCCTTCACTGTCTCCTTTGCTACCGCCCTGGCCTCTGCCTTTGTGTCGGCTGCCACCTCAGAGGCATATTCCTCCATCATTTTGGCAATCTCTGTTCCCAGAGCGTCAATCCTGATTCCGGACATGACATCACTCCTTTACTGTGGCCCTGATTTTCACGGTTTCATTCTTATATTGCACGTTGTCAATGCTGGTTATGTTGTATGCCTTGCCCCGGTGGACCAGCCGGTATCCCTTCGTGTCCATGGCTACTAGCAGCGGATGGTATCGCAGGATGAACATGATTGTGTTCTGGGCCTGCGTCTGTGCGGCCTCCCAATACTCGGAGCCTGACAGGTTGTTCATGTAGGCATATCCGCGGTAATACTCCGTCCAGGACGGTATCTGGTTGCCAATGTCATCCTCTGTATATCCACTTTTCTCAATTACTATCGGTTCCCGGTATGCTCCTGCATTCATTTCATCACCACCTTACAGCAGGTTTTCACAATACATCCCCAGGATGGTATCCACTACCCGGTTGACATTGTTCCTGTCCACAGTCATCTGCCGGTTGTCATACATATCGGAGACAAGTACCAGAACGGCAATTGTGATATCCTCATGTGTATCAATCGCGGTCTCATCCAGGCCAGTATAGCCTTTCACGTACTCCACGGCTGCCTTCTGGAGGATGGAAAGATATTTCCTGTCCTCTTCCGTCAGGTATGCCTCCTCTTCGCGTATCTGCCGGCAGATATCATTAAGTGCTATCTCGCTTACCTTCATAGACCTTCTCCTTATGCGGAGGCCTTCATGGATACCGTGACCAGCTTCTGATTGTCGGTGACCTTGGAATCAAACTCAAACCATGACACGATACCAACCGCATGCTGGGTCGCGTATTTTTCCAGCAGTACCTGGATTTCCACGTTCTCCCGCATATTCACGGACAGTCCAGTCATGTCTCCATAAAGCACAGCCTTCTTTCCGGCTTCCATCTTCGGCATGTTATCAGATACAAACACTGGCTTCCCAAGCAGTCTGTATGGAAACTCACTGGTAAAGTCATCCTGCAGCAGGTAACGGTTATTCCCATCCTTAAGCTTTCGGAAAGCCGTGAATGTATCCGGATGCATAATCCAGCAGGCATTTGTCTGGTAGGCCTGTTTGATGGAGGCCTGCGTGCTAATCAGTTCGTCAGCGGTTATGGCGGTTGCAGAAGCTGCCGTCACGGTGTTGGTCGTAGAAAGGGCGCCCTGAGCCTTACCAGACGTTCCAATCAGCAGTTCCTTCTCAAGGAATTCCGCAATTGCCTTGGACATCTCCGTAATAATGAAACTCACAACGTCAACCTGCGCATTGTTTGCAACGGATTTGCCAATCAGCGTGAGTGCGCCAGCCAGATATCCAGACAAATCAATGCTCGTGAATTTCCCGGAATCTGCTGTGATATCCGTGAATTCCTCCTGATATCCAACAGCAATGTCATGGTTCGTATTGGCCTTTCCCCATACGGGTACCTTCAAAGTACCTTTTACGTTGTAAATGGTTGCCCGGCTGTAAATCGGGCAGATATCCTTAACCGCTGCAATAATCCGGTTTGCAATGGTCGCGGGGATGACAGCTCCGTTGTTCCCCATGGTCATGTTCTGCTCCCCGGCCCTGACCTCCAAGCCCGTGGCTCCGCATTCCCGGCGGATATAGTTCGCAAACGCACGCTCTTCCAGCTCTTCCTGTTTCAGGTCCTCATGTTTCTCTGTGCTGGTAACATTCAGCTTTAAATCCCTGGCACGTTCCAGCTTCTCAATGGTGCTGTCCAGGGCTTTTACCTGTTTATCCAGGTCATCAAACTGCTGGTCCTCTTCTGGACTAAATGCCCTTTTCTCCGTCTCAGCAGAGGATGTCAGGTCCTTCATCTGCTGGACCAGGTCGGCCCGCTGCTCTGTAAGAGATTTTAAGTCCTCTGCGCGGTACTGCATGTTCTGCCTTACAATTGCTTTCTTTCTCATTCTGCTTTCTCCTTCTCTAATTCCTTGATTCTGTTATGGTACTTGCTCATATCAATGGTTTCCTTGACTTCCTTGACTTCCACATAATCCGCACGGACCTCCAATGGCTCCGGCGTCAGGACCATATCACCCTCTGCCCTTACCTCAACACTGGTTCCCTCATAGCATGGCTGCTTGCGCTCATCAATGATGGAAACCTCCACCAGGTCCATATCCTCAACATACCTGCGTTCCAGGGCATCATGGATGTCCTCCTTGCTGGCATCCCGTTCCCGGAACCCAAAGGACCAGCCTCTGAGTTTCTTCTTCCGGGCTTTTTCAATGACTTCCGGGTCCGTAACCTCTGCCCTGGCATGGAGTCCGATACTGTCCTCATACAACTCCAGATTCGTGCTTGTAGAACCCAAATTCCTGCTCTTATCATGGTTCAGGAGCAGCTGTACCTCATTGTGTCTGAGCGCCCGCTCAAACACCCCCGGTACAATCTGTTCCACAAAACGTTTCCCGGTCTTACGGTCCCTCATGGGCCGCGAATCCCTGGCCACGGCATTGACATAGCCTTCAATCACTACGCTGTCTGACCTTAGTTCAATCCTCATTTTTATTTCCACCTTCTTTTTGTACCGGCTGTCCAAGTCCGCCGGTCTGGTTCATGTTCGGCATGTAAAACTGTTTCGTCTCCGGGTCATAGAGCACGTCCTGCAGGCCCAGGCGGACAAAATCCAGTCCCAGCGGCGGCAGGTTCTCCCGCAGGCGTATCTCATCAATCTGCATGAATCCGTTCTTGCTGGCGGTCTCATAGGCCCTAAACCGCTTTTCAATATCACCTTTCGTCAGCTCCGATGTATCTGCAGCAAAATAATAGGACCCCTTCTCTGATTCAAGAAGCAGGTCCCTGTTTAAGGCACATTCAAACTCTTTTAAGATTGGATTCAGGCAGTACTGGACGAAATTCGTCTTATCCTGTTCCGTGGCCCCGCCGTTTATCATGGCCGGCGGCATGTTGAACAGCTTGCAGATTTCGTCACTGTTTGTTTTCTTGTTCTCGTTCAGCTGCATTTCTACAGATGTGTTGCTGGCTTCCTGAAATTCCAGTCCTTCATTCAAGATTACCACATTTTCTGTATTATTTTGGTAGAGCCGGTGCCATGCTGCCTTTAATGCCTTAATGGCCGGTTCTGCCAGCTTTTTAGCCGACTTGACAAACCCTTTCTTATTTCCACCGGTCTTGACAAGGTTCTTTTCATACTCCAGAGAGTGGTAGGCTACGCTCAGGACTTCACTGTTCTCATCCACTACACTCCTGCCGGAACGTCCATCCTCCGTATTCCTGAGTACTTTCAAAAATTCAAAGGGCTTATATTTCGTCCCTTGAATCATGATGTCATAATCCTTAAAAATCGGGTCTGATGTGAACAGGAAGGAGACCTCAGATTCCCTGACGTAGTGCAGGGACCTTATCCGGTTCCCGGTCCGGTTGATAAAGGCATAACCTCCTTTACCCATCAAGTAATCCCTGGCCAGCGCCCTCTTAAACTGAACTCCATCCAGGGTATCCCCGGTATCATCATTTAGCAGCCGGACCCTAGCATCATCCTCAACTGCTTCCAGTTTCCCATCCACCAGCCTATACAGCCTGATGGGGATGGTTGAAATGGTTTCAGCTATCTTATTCACGCAGGCCGCAAAGGCTGGCACATTCATGGCCTGGTCCCTGGTCATGTAGTCATCCGACAGACTAGCCCGCAGCAATGCATCCTCATTGGATTCTGTTTCTTTTTTCTCTGGTTCCGGGTCTGCCCTCAACCGAAAGGACCACATATACAATCACTCCTCTCTCTGTTGCGATATCGCAACTAACACACCTGCACTGTAAAACTGCTGTCGTCAAAGAGAATATCCTGTTGGAGCAGGTACACTGAGTTGATAATGCTCACCACTCCATCTACCTTACCCTTGGATTTCTTCTTGTTGACATACCGGTTCATGTTGGTGTCATAGGTACACTTCGCATTCTCAAAATTGGTCTCCAGCAGCCGGTTCTCCTCATAATGCCATTTCTGGTTTGCCACCATCTCCGCCAATAACTTGGTAGGAGGATGCAGGGTGTCCGAATGCTGCCGTATTTCTACTGTTGTGTAATCCTTATCCCATTTCTGGGCGCTTGACAGGGCATTATATCGGTCATAGCCGATTGACTTAATAACCACGCCTCTGGATTCCTCCAAGCCTGCCACGTAGTCCTCAATCACGCCGTAATCCACTGTCATATCACCGCAGGCAATGCAGGTTCCCGCGGCAATGGCCGCCCTGTAATCAAACTTCTCAAACTCACTCTTTTCATCAATCCTTCCCTCTGGTATAAATGTCATGACGTGGCTCAGTATCTCCCCATCCTCTTCCGCTGACATGGCCACGGAGCAGTTATCGTTTGTCATTGCGAGGTCAACGCCCACATAGACTTCCCGCCCTTCCCAGTCTATCTGCGGTACCTTGCATGCCTTCACTTGGTCAATTGGTATGTATGTCTCGGTCCCCGCGCCCTGGTAAATGATGTTACAGTGCTTGGTCAGGAAGTTTTCCCGCAGTTTCTCCCGGTTGATAGCATTCCTGCGCTTCTTTAGCAGTTCATCCCATACCATCTCAATTTCCAACGCCAGAGGATTTCCATGGGCCAGGATGGTGTCATCCGTAGCCCAATCTTTTGTATTGTCCGGCTCATAGAGTAGAGCAAACACGGTCTCATCATCAATCAGGCCGTCCAGGATTTTCTTAGCATTGTCCACCTCGTCCTCCAGGGGATTATCCGCTGTCGGGTATTTGGTTGAGATAATAAATCCCAGCTTGTTCCGGATGAGCAGCTGGCCGGAGCGCATGGCCTCCACCGGATAGGACGTAGGCAGCGCCCCAACCTCATCGGCAATAAACACACTAGGCTCTTTACCATCCATCCTGCTGGTTGAGTAATTAAGCGGCGTGTATTTGGTCTTTGTGGGGTTATGCAGGATGTAGTCCCGCAACACCTTAAACTCATTCTCCTCAAAGACCTCCACATTAGTTGCCAGCAGTGGCTCCAGAGCCTCCTTAATCTCACGGGCCAGCGCCCCATCCGGCGCCACGGAGAAGAACCGGGAATAGGCCGGCTCCAGGTAAAAGAGCAAAATAAAAAGAACAGCAACAACAAATGTCTTGCCATTCTTTCTGCAAATCTCCAGGACCGCCGTCTGATATCGGCGCATCCGCTTGTCATTCCGATGGACCGTGCAGAGGACTGCGGTTATGAGCAGCCATTGGTATCCAGCCAGTGCCGAATAGATGGACTTCCCGGCCTTGGGTCCCTTGGCCATCTTGAGCACCTTAAGAATCTTATATATCTTATCCAACAGGCTCTCATTGATGATATATTTCTTGTTCTTTCCCTTGTATGTATTCAGGAAGTCCGCACACTGGAGGATGACATATCTCGGCGCCTTAATCTTTCCCCGGCATACCCCCTCAGCATATGCGACCGCCGGGTGCTTAACCTTCGTCTTCGTCGTCCTCATTGATTAAATCCATGATGGTTTTTTTCTTCTCTCCAGGCTTCACTTTCGCAATGGACAGCTTCGCCCGGCTCTGAGGGGATAGGCACAGCTCATTGCAGCACCGGAAGTATTCCTTTGATGCCTCGGCCCTGGCCATCCGGAAGGAATTCTCAAAGAGCAGTTCCTTCTTATCGTTGGCCTTCCGGTCCAGCTCCTGGATACGGTCCACAGCAATGGCGGTCTGGGCCAGAATGAACAGGTCAAGGTTTCCCAGGATGTCCGCCTCCTGCAGCTCCTCCATGATGTAATTGAATATGGCCATCTGGGATTCCGTCAGATACAGCGGCGGGACTAGCTTGTCATTCTTACCGCGCAGTTTGTCCTCAATTTCCAAGCGCTGGGCCTCGTCTTCCTTCGTAATCGTTCCGGTCTTTGCTTTGACCGATTTTGCCGGCCTTGCCATCCTATCACCTTCTTTCTGGGCCGATATGGTTATTGCCCTCCCCTCCCATCGGCTGTATAATTGTATCAACGGACTGCCACCCGGAATACATACAGGAAGGAGAGATTCTAATGTCCAAAGAACTTACTAATGAGCAGAAAGCCCATGACCTCGCAGTTGCTTATGCCACATATATGGCTGCATCAAGGGAATGCGGCTCAGATGTCGAGCCGTTCTACCAAGATTATGAAAACAATTATGCCTTGTTCCTTAACCTGGTAAAACAGAACGCTTAATTTCTGTATACAGCGAATGGACGCTCCTTTTCAAACCGTTCGCTGTTCTTTTTCAATTCCTCCGCAAACGCCCGCGGAAAGTCCTCTGCCTCCCTTACGGTAACCCCCTGCTCCTCCATGGATTTCATCACTTCTCTTATCATCTTTAACTGTCGTTCCCTTTCCGATACTGGCAACATGGTTTTCATCCCCTTTTCATTTTCAGTCAGGTTAATTGCTATTTCTTGCATCCTCATATCCAGGTTCTCCCCTTGAAATTCTCATTTCTAAGATTTTGTGTGTTTGAAGGTGGGGCGTCGGTGTCCGGAGGTGTGTCTGTTTTCCACACAACTCCCCGGGGGGATACCCGCCACCACTCTCAGCATCCAGTTCATCTGCCCAGCCCATTGGGATAAGGCCGCCACCACACTCACAACGCCTACCATCCGAGCTCCGTGATGGCAGGTCAACTATCTGATTACACCTCATACATTTCATCCTTATCTTCCTCACTGGCTCTCCTCCTGTTCATCTATTATTTGTTTCACCACTTCATAGGGTATCGCCCCGCTCTCGCACATCTCATGGTGCATCCCGCATACCGTCAGCAGATTGTCGTCATCCAGGCGCCGGTCATAATCCGTCTCTATCGGTATGGCATGATGGACGGACAGGTTCTCATAGTTGTACTGCCGGTCAGCTCCATACAGGTTACGGATGCATATCTGGCAGAGGTTCTTATCACGCCTGCGTATCTGCTCCCGTTTCTCCCTCCAGCGCCTGGAACCGCGGAACCGGTCTATATAGGTCATCTTCTTCTGTGGTGGCGGTTTCTTTGCACAGTCATACTGGCTGTCATGGATGCGGCCACAGTATTTACATGACTTAAGCATCTTATTTCCTCACATTCCAATCCTGGCTATCCTCTCTACAAAAGGAGGTCCCGGACGCCCTAAGTTTCAGGCGCCGGGAAATGGGTAACAGAAAAGGCACCCATTGCTGGATGCCCCTCTTGCTCTTCTTCGATGCTATCATAATATCACTTTTCATACTGACATTCCATGACATCTTTGGGCAATTCCAAATGCGCCAATGCTTTTCCATGGTATCTATGTATGTGCCGTTCACAATATCCCATTTTATCTGCAATCTCCCACCAATCCATGCCTTTTATATAGCGATAAAATAATACATCCCTTTCTCTTTCACTTTTTAACCTCTTTATCCTTCTGGATATATCCATATAGGACTTAACCCTAAGATAGCGTTCGTGAAGTAATTCTCTCTCCAACTTATCAAGACTGGAGACATAACCAGATAAGTCATTCTGTCCACCACCATGTGGCATTCCATCATTTATCACAGACGGATGCATCTTCATAGCCCGAATTTCGTCGAGTTCCGCTTCAATGCGATTAATCCTTCTAACATGGGTCCTATATTGATACAAGTATTCCTTCTTCTGTTCATTCTCAGTCAATTCCAATCCGGTTACCTCCCTAATAAATAATCACATGTCACATTGAATAGTGTTGCAATGTTGACTATATCACCTGCCTTAGGTTCGCACTTGCCTTCACGCCAGTTTTTTATCGTAGTCTGGTGCACGTCCAATTTCTTAGCTAACCGATACGCTGACATTTGATTTTTCTCCAACAATACAGAGAGCCTTTGTCCAAATTCATCCATTGTCTTTACCTCCCTACAATTCCTTGGTCAACTGGTTCAACTCCGCCCTGGCCTGGACAATCCGTCTCTTGATGGATTCCTTCGTGTTGTACTGCTCAGTGTTGCAGTACATAGGCGGATATCCGTTCTTATTCTCAAAGGTCTCATATTCTTTAATGCTGTCCACCAGGGTGTTTACCATGCTCTGTACCATCATAATCCTGTTTATCTTCTTCATAATCGCTTCTTCCTTTCTTCTTAGGGTGCCAAGTTCTCTCATTTTTCCTGAAAAAATCTCTCATAATCGCACCAGGCTCTCAGTCTTTTCATTAGTAGCGAGCCTTAAAAAGCCCTTATTCTATGCGGGTTTACGGTCATGTTCTCGCATTCTCGCATGGATTTCTGTTTTAAGGAGCTATATATTAATACTGCGTGTGTAAGGCATGTCCCGCCATGTAATATAAAATGTATATATGTCTCTATAACAGATATATATGTGAGATTGCGAGACTCATAGTGAAAACCCTTATAAACTCTACACTTTTTTAGTCTCGCATAGTTCTCGCATTCTCGCTTTTTGCCACTTTTATGCCAATTAATCTCGCATTTTTTCATTAAACGGGTCATCAAGGCCAGTATAATCCTCATATTCTTCAAAGGATTTAGGCTGTTGAAGGATAATCTTCACATACCTGGCCCTTGTCTTTTTTCCTGCAACAGTCGTTAAAGAAGCATACCTTCCGTCGCTTGCACGTTCCAGATATCCAGAAACTGACCACTCTTTCTTGACCGCATCAAAATTAAAATCGTTCTCCTCCAATACCTGCATCAGCTCAAACTGGTTAAACATGCAATGGTCTGGCGCTATTTTTCCCAAAATCTTATTACTGTACATTGGGTCGAATAGATTCTCATTCGCAGCAATCCAGTCAATGATGAACTGATATGCTCTCTCGGCCTGAGACACCTCTGCCTCCCTTTTAAGGAATCCCACCCCTTCCAGCAGGTCAACGGCCTTCTCCCCTGGGAACAGGCATTCCCCGGCCAGCTGGTCCGCCAGGAGGATACAGGCGAGGCTCTGCACCTGCTTTCCCGTGCTCTGTGCCAGGATGGACAGTTTTTGGCAAAGGCTTTTGTGCCGTCTTATCAGTTCCGCGTCCGGAATCCCCTGAACATGCTGTACGAACTTCTCTCCTGCATGTCCATTATGTTCTCTGACAGTCTCCAGGACATGCGCAAAGTCTGTAAATAACGGATTATCAATCTCCAGTTCAATCACGCGGTTGACTGCGCCGGCCCCAGATTGTTCTCCCACAATCGGCTGCTCCCCATTAAAAAACGACACATTCTCCCAGGTCTTCCGGTCCTTCTCGCTACTGTTCCTCGACAGCCTTCCTCTCTCCTTTCCCTCCGTCATCGCATAAATCAACTTCTCCAGGCTCCCCCTTGAAAGCTGCGTCTCATCCACGAAAACCGGAAGGCTCTTCATGAGGGCCGCACGGCTTGTACAATAATTAATGGTAGAATCCACGGACAGAATAAGCTCGTCCGGAATACCCCAGATGGAGGCCGCCACCATAAAGGCCACCGTCTTTCCTGTCCCGGAAGCTCCCCAGAGATGGAGTACAAAACACAGGCAGTTGATTTTCTTAATCAGGATGGAAGCCAGACTTGCGTCCATCAGCAGCCGTACAAATAGGTTCTTCCTATATTCCATACATTCCTTCTGCCAGGTGCCAAATACGCCGTGGGAACCTACGGCCTGCACGGTCTTTACCTGCGCATTATCACCATCAAACACGATGTCCTTGACGTAGGG